CAGGCAAACCCGCTGTTGCAGGACGTGAACATCGGTTGGCTGCAACAGTACCGCGAGCGCGCAGCGCAGCGCGTGCTGCACGAAGGCGCGAAGCAGGCCGGCAAGGTGCTCGTCGGCAAGGCGGGCGATTACGAGAACCTCGACGCGCTCGTGATGGATATCGTCTCGTCGATGATCGACCCGTGGTTCCAGGAAGACACGGGGCTCGTCGTGATCTGCGGCCGCGAGCTGCTGCACGACAAGTATTTCCCGATCGTCAACGCGACGCAGGCGCCGACCGAGCAGCTCGCGGCCGATCTGATCGTGAGCCAGAAGCGCATCGGCAATCTGCCGGCCGTGCGCGTGCCGTTCTTCCCGAAGCGCGCGCTGATGGTCACGAAGCTATCGAATCTGTCGATCTACTACCAGGAAGGCGCGCGCCGGCGCACGCTGAAGGAAGTGCCGGAACGCGACCGCATCGAGAACTACGAATCGTCGAACGACGCCTACGTGGTCGAAGACTTCGGTTGCGGCTGCGTGGCCGAAAACATCGAACTGGCGGCGGCATGACGATCAACACGCCCGCCCGCGCACACTTCAATCGCGTCTCGGCCGCGCGCGCGGCGGCCGCCGCGTCGCCCGGCGCGACGATGAAGGGTGCGACCGCCTATGAGCTGATGCTCGCGAAGCTCGCGGCCGACCGCCGCGCGCTCAAGGGCATTCAGTCGATCGAGCGGAAGATCGAGCTGAAACGCAAGCTGCTGCCGGACTACGCCGACTACGTGGCGGGCGTGTTGAGCGGCGGCCGCGGCGCGCAGGACGACGTGCTCGTGACGGTCATGGTCTGGCGCATCGACGCCGGCGACTTCGACGGCGCGCTCGCGATCGCGGCCTACGCGCTCTCGAACGGGCTCACGCTGCCCGACCAGTTCGAGCGCTCGCTCGCGTCGCTCGTCGCCGAGCAGTTCGCCGACGCCGCGCTGTCGTCGTTCCTCGACGGCGAGACGTTCGACGCGGCGAGCCTCGAGCTCGTCGACGATCTGACGCGCGAGGCCGACATGCACGACCAGGTGCGCGCGAAGCTGTACAAGGCGCTCGGCTACGCGACGCAGGCCGCCGCGCCGGCGCGCGCGCTCGACTATCTGCGCCGCGCGGTCGCGCTGAACGATCGCGTCGGCGTGAAAAAGGACATCGACCGACTGACGAAGCAGGTCGAAGCCGCGGGCCGTCGGGGCGACGGCACCGACGGCACGTAAAGAGCCCACCTCGGCATGGCGGCACCGGCGCCCAGGCCCTACGCCTGACGGTCACGGGCCTTGTGCGCCGGTCCACCGCCACCTCATTGCGAACCGACCATGAACAGCTTTGTTGCCACCGCCGCGCCCGCCATCGCGGCGACGCCGATCGAAGGCACGTTGACGAACGACGGCTTCTTCCCGGACATCGATCTGTCCGCGCTGCGCGACGCGATGCGCCTGGACGGCACCGTGACGGCCGAGCGGCTGCGGCACGCCGCGCGCGACGCGCTGCTGACCGTGAACGACGAGCTCGCCGCGTGGCGCGCCCGGCAGCGCGCGGCGGGCGCGGTGACGCTCGCCGACGTGCCGGCGCCGCGCATCGATGGCGAATCGGCACACGTGGCCCGCTACCGGCGCGCGGTGTACCACCTAACGCACGCGGACGTGACGGAGAAGTACCGCGGCTACGACACGACGAAGAGCGGCGGCCAGGTCGCAGCCGATCTGGCCGCGACGGTCGACGATTCGCGCCGCGCCGCGCGATGGGCGATCAGCGACATCCTCGGCCTGGCGCGCTCGACGGTGGAACTGATCTGATGGCCCGCCCCCTGTACCGCATTCGTCAGTTCGCGCAGTCCCGCGTGCGCGGCGGGAAGCTGTTCTGCGCCGGCGCGTGCCAGGTGCAGCAGCGCGTCGCTGGCCTGTTCTGGCTTGAGATTGCCTATTGCTCGGATCGCACCGGCGCGGAGGCGGCCATACGAGCCGCCGTGATCGCGCGCCGGCGAGCCCGGCTCAAGCCGCGCGTGCTCGGCCTGTTCGATCGCGACGGGCAGGCGCTCGGGCAATGAAGATCGCGGCGCTGCAAGGCGAGACGCTCGACGCGCTGTGCTGGCGGCACTACGGCAGCACGGCGGGCACGGTTGAAGCCGTGCTCGAAGCGAACCCCGGCCTCGCCGAGCTCGGCGTCGTGCTGCCGATGGGAACCGTCGTGGAGATGCCCGAGCGCCGCGCGATCGAGACGACCACGCCGCTATTGCAACTGTTTGACTGACCGGAGCCGAATGAATGGCTGAACCGAACACTTCTTCGGCCGCGGCGCTGTTCGCCGCGGTCGGCCTCGCCGGCATCGCGCCGGGCGTCGACGGCGACGCGCTAATCGGCGCGTTCGCGGGCGCGGCGCTCGTCGTCGTCACGTCGAAAGACCTCGGCCTCGCGAAGCGCGCCGCGTACATGCTCATCTCGCTCGTGATGGGCTACCTCGCCGCGCCTGAAATCATCCACGCCGTGCCGATCCGCTCGACGGGCGTCGCCGCGTTCTTCGCGGCCGCGCTCGTGATCGCGGTCACGCTCACGCTGATCGAGCGCGTGAAGGGCATGGACCTGTTCGCGCTGTTTCGCAAGGGAGACTGACGTGCATGTCTCGTCCGCACTCGTCGCGCTCGCCGCGCACCTGGCCGTCATCGTGCGCGTGCTGACCTACCGCAAGAACGGCGCGCGGCATCGCTTCCACGTCGCGTGGGCGGCCTGGGTGATCGTCGCGATTTCGGGCAGCTCGGCGATCGAGCTGCTGTTTCGTCCGAAGCCGACCGGCTTCTTTCACGCGGCGCTCGCGGTTCTGCTCGCCGTGTTGGTGTACCTCGCGCGCGGCAACGTCGCGCGCCTGCTACGGAGTGACGAAGCGTGAACATCCTTCGATTCAACGATCACGGCGCGGAAGTCGGACTGCTGCAGCAGCGCCTCGTGCGCGCCGGCTACCCGGTCGACGTATCGCACCTTTACGACGAACAGACCGAGCGAGCCGTCCAGACGTTGCAGGCGGCCGCGGGTCTCGTCGTCGACGGCATCGCCGGCCCGAAGACGTACCGGGTGCTCGCCAGCGGGCAGCGCGACCCTAAGCACCTGACGGACGCCGACCTCGCGCGCGCGGCCGCGACGCTCGGCGTATCGCTCGCGTGCGTGCGAGCTGTCAATGAAGTTGAGTCCCGCGGCGTCGGCTTTCTGGACGACGGCCGGCCGAAGATTCTGTTCGAGCGGCACGTCATGTATCAGCGGCTCGTCGCGAATGTCGGCAGGGAAGCGGCGGACGCTGCCGCCGCACGATGGCCGGGCGTCGTCAACCCGAAGCGCGGCGGCTACCAGGGCGGCGCCGCCGAATACGTGCGGCTCGACACCGCGGCGCGCATCGACGCGGCATCCGCTTACGAGTCCGCGAGCTGGGGCGCGTTCCAGATCATGGCGTATCACTGGAAACGCCTGGGTTACGCGAGCGTCGACGAATTCGTGTCCCGTATGGAGCTGGGCGAAGCCGAGCACCTCGACGCGTTCGTGCGGTACGTCGCGGCCGACAAGAAGCTGCTAGCGGCGCTTCGTGCCCGGAAGTGGGCAGCGTTCGCGGAAGGCTACAACGGCCCGGAATTCGCGATCAACCTGTATGACGTGAAGCTCGACCGCGCGTATGCGAAGTACGCCGGCACGGGCAAGGCGGCCGCATGAACCTCTCGCGCCTCATGCCGTGGCTGGCGCTGCTCGCGTTGATCGCGCTCGTCGCAAGCTGTCAGCACGGCCGCGCGCTGCGCGCGCAGCTCGACCGGGCGACCGACGACGCGCGCCGCGCGAAACACGACGCGCAGGCGAGCGCCGCCGTGATCGAGCGCCTGTTGGCCGATGCCAAGGCGAAAGACGCGCAGCGCGCGCAGCTCGCGCGCGCACGCGCCGGCGTCGACGCGACGCTCGCGACCTATCGAAACGAACTGCGGAGACTGATCGATGAAAACGCCGCCGTGCGCGCTTGGGCTGCTGGCGCTCTGCCTGACGACGTTGTGCGCCTGCACGCAAGCCCCGCCCTCAACGGCGCCGACGATTTCGCTCAACGAATGCGCGGCGGTGACGCCGTGCACGATGCCGGCGATGGCGCCGCGAACCAACGGTGAACTCAGCGACGCGCTGCACGTCGCGCGCGCGGCGTGGGCGCGCTGCGCGTCCGAAGTCGACATGATCGCGACGTGTCAGGCACGCGTGCGGCGGACGGACGGCCATGAATAAGCCGAGCAGCCTACGCGCGGCGCTCGTCGCCGCGTTACCGCAGCTCAACGCCTCGCCGGACCAGTTGCTCGTGTTCGTCAACGAAGGCCGGATCGAGGCGACGGGCACGCGCACGGCGTCGTTCGACTATGAATACGAGTGCGAGATCATCATTCGCGACTTCATCGGCAACCCGGACGACGTGATGATCGCCGTGGTCGAATGGGCGCGCGCGAATCAGCCGGACCTCGTGACGAATCGGGACGAGCGCCGCAACGGCATGACGTTCGTCGCCGACATCCTGTCGAACAACGCCGTCGACCTCGGGCTCAAGATGAAGCTGTCGGAAAGCGTCGTGGTCGGCATCGACGAAGCCGGCAACCGGACGGTCGAGCACATCGACGACGCAGCCGACGAGTGGCTCTCATGACGGACGATCTTCAGGCGCTCGAACGATGGGCGGGCGGGTTGCTCGCGAAGCTGTCGCCGGCGGCCCGCCGTCAACTGCTGCGCGAGCTCGGCCGCGATCTGCGCCGCGCGCAGCAGTCGCGCGTCGCCGCGCAGCGGAATCCGGACGGCAGCGGGTACGAGCCGCGGAAGGTGAAGGCGGGCGGCAAGCGCTTGCGCGAGAAGGCCGGCCGCGTCAAGCGCGAGGCGATGTTCCGGAAGCTGCGCACCGCGCGCTATCTGCGCATCGATGTCGACAGTACGGGGCTGGCGATCGGCTTCGACGAACGGCTCTCGCGCATCGCACGTGTCCACCAGGAGGGTCAGAAAGCGCCCGTCGAGCCGGGCGGGCCGCTCGCGCAGTATCCGGTTCGTGTCGTGCTTGGTTTCTCGGATGCCGATCGTGGGCTTTTGCGAGATCGGTTGTTACGGCACTTGAATCACTGATCACGAAGGATCACGCCCTTCGAATTTCTCATAGATTAGAGAAATTTATAAAATTAACCCATCAATATTATTCGAATAATTTATCGAAATTATGATGTGAATTGAGTTGATATTTTGCAAATAAATAATCTTGATTTGCACAAGAAAAGATCTATCTTTCGCATGGCGTCGGCGATTGTTGTCGACGCCTCGTTGTTTGAGTTAGCAAAGCCAACCCATTTAAATTCGTGCATTTCCGACTCCAGCGAATCAAAAACTTATTTGGGGGAAAAATGAAATTAAATATTTGGAATCTATTTTTACATCTGGCCATGTCAGCAATCGTAGCGCTTGGGCTCGTGCTGCCTTCGACTTCGGTGTTCGCAGACGATGGGGCGGCACTCGCTGCCCCAACTTTATCGAGCGTGATTTCGGCCCCCATCGGGCGAAACGTGGCCAGCCCTACGTGCACGCAGAATGTGACCATTACGTCGATCGCTAACCATGACCTCGTTTCGACGGAATTGGGATATACCGGGAGTAACTATGCGATGCTGCGAGCCCGTGCAACCGTGCAGGGCCCATGGGAGCAATACACGGTCTGCAATTTCGCAAGCGACGGATACTGGACAATTCAATCCCAGGCCGATGGGTTGTATGTCTCGGCGGAGCTCGGCTACACGGGCGACCAGTACGGAATGCTGCGTGCGCGAGCTTCCGTCGTGGGGCCGTGGGAGAAGTTCTCGTTCGGCTCCTGTGGCGTGAATTGCACAACGATCCAATCGCAAGCGAACGGACTGTACGTCTCGGCGGAACTTGGCTATACGGGGGATCAATATGGAATGTTGCGTGCCCGCGCTACAGTCGTAGGTCCTTGGGAACAGTTCCGCTAATACCATGCGCTCCGGAAAAGCAAGTACATTCGATCGTAATACTGAGGGGCGCCTGTTCGTTGACGGTTCGATATTGGCCGGTGCCCCTCACTTTTTGAGTTCAGTTCAGCCGCATGGTGATATCTGGCCAAAATTTAGCCCAAAACGTGTGCCGCCTCTTTGCGTAAGCGACTGTGGGCGATGTTGACGTAGTAGACGTTTGATTCACATCCGATCCAGTGCAACCCCGCCTCGCGCGCCGCGGCGAGAAACGTGCCCGATCCGGCGAACAGATCGCACACGACGCCGCCGGCCGGCACGAGCCGCACGACCTCGCGCGCTATGTCGAGCGGCTTCTCGGTCACGTGTTGCTTCGGCAACGGCAAGCGGCACGGGAACACGCCCGGCAGATACACCTCGCAGTCGCGCATCGCGCCGCGGCTCGCCCATACGACGAATTCCGCCTGCTGCGCGAAGCCGCCGCGCCGCGGCCGCGTGCGGCCGGGCGTCTTGTCCCATACCGCGATGCCGCGCAGGATCAAACCGGCCGCCTGCACGACATCGGTCAGCGTCGGGAGCTGACGCCAGTCGATGAAGCTCACGAGCAGCCCGCCCGGCTTCAACGCGCGGCGGCATTCGCTCAGCCAGGCGTGACACCAGAACGCCCACGCGCGCTGGTCCATGTTGTCGCTCTCGAAGTCGGTATAGACAGTCTTCGTGTCGCTATTGATGTACTTCGTGCTCGGCGGCCGCGAGCGCGCCGACGTGTGCAGTCCGCCCGACGAATACGGCGGATCGGTGAACACCATGTCGATTGACGCGTCGGGCAGCATGCGCGCGAGCGTGAGCGCATCCATTGCGTGAAGTCGGTCGAGTAGCGGGGAAAGATCGGCCGCGGGCGCGGCGTCGGTAGCGTGAATCGTCATCGTGTTGCGAGAGTGGAAATGCGCGCGCGGCACGAGCCGCCCGCACTATTGCGTGTGTCGAGCGGCCATTGTCGACGCACGTTTCACCGCGCGGATCACGAGTGCGCTGTACCCGGCAGCACGACAAAGGCGAGTGCTCGCGCCACGCGCGGGCGACCGGCACCATTGCCGGTATGGATGCGAACGAAATTCAACGACAAGCACGCAACGCCGTGCGCAAAGGCTCGATTCTCGATGTCGACCACGAGGCGGCGCTTTGCCGCGTGGCGATCGGCGAATCGGACGACAACGGCCTGCAAACGAACTGGATTCCCTGGCTCACGCCCTCGGCCGGCGCGACGCGCGAATGGCTGCCGCCGACGAAGGGCGAGCAAGTCGTCGTGCTCGGCGCGATGGGCGACCTCGCGCAAGGCGTCGCGCTGCGCGGCGTGTTCTCCGACGCGTTCCCCGCACCGGACCACCTGCCGAACACCCACACCCGCGTCTACGCGGACGGCGCGCGCGTGAGCTATGACCACGACGCGCATGCGCTCACGGCCGAACTGCCCGCCGGCGCGACGGTGCGCCTCATCGCGCCCGTGTCGGTCACGGTCGAGACGGAATCGGCGACCGTGAAAGCCGCGTCGGTCACGTTCGACGCTGAACAGACCACCTGCGCGGGCGCGTTGCTCGTGAAAGGGCCGCTCGTGTTCAAGTCCGGCATGACGGGCTCGGGCAGCGCCGGCGGCGGCCACGTCATGCGCATCGACGGCGCGGCCGATTTCACGGGCGAAGTGCGCTCGATGGGCAAGAGCTTGCCCTTCCATACACACCAGGCGCGCGGCGAATCGGCCGAAGTGAGCCCGCCGCTATGAGGGGCATGAACGCAGAGACGGGCCGCTCGATGTCCGGCCTCGATCACCTCGCGCAGTCCATCGGCCGCATCGTCTCGACGCCGCTTGGCTCGTGCATCCAGCGCCGCACGTTCGGCTCGGAACTGCCCGACCTCATCGACGCGCCCGCCAACGGCGCAACCCGGATTCGCCTGTATGCGGCGATCGCGACCGCGCTCATGCGGTGGGAGCCGCGCTTGACCGTCACGCGCGTTCAGATTTCGGCGGCCGCCGCCGATGCTTTCGCCGGCCGGCAGTTCGTCGACATCGAAGGCTGGACCGACGAGCAAGACGAGCTCGTCTCGCTGCGCGTGCCGATGACGAACGGAGGAACAGCATGAGAAGCACGCCCATCGATCTTTCGCAGCTCCCCGCGCCGGACATCGTCGACCCGCTCGACTTCGAGACGCTGTTCGCCGAGCGCAAGGCGCGCCTCGTGTCGCTGTATCCGCCCGAGCACCAGGCGGAAATCGCCGCGACGCTCGCGCTCGAATCCGAGCCCGTGACGCGCGTCCTTCAGGAGAACGCCTATCGCGAAGTCCTGCTGCGGCAGCTCATCAACGACAAGGCGCGCGGCCTGCTGCTCGCCTATGCGCGCGGCACGACGCTCGACCACATCGCGGCGCTGTTCGATGTCGAGCGGCTCGTGGTCACGGCGGCCGATCCGGAGCACGGTATCGATGCGGTCTATGAGGACGACGACAGCCTGCGCGAGCGCGTGCAGCTCGCGCCGCGCGGCTTCTCCGTCGCCGGCCCTGAAGAGGCATACGTGTTTCATGCACGTTCAACCGATGGCCGCGTGCTGTCTGCCGCCGCGTTCAGCCCCGAGCCGTGCGTGATGGTCATCACGATCCTGTCGCGCGAAGGCGACGGAACCGCAAGCGACGAGCTGATCGAGATCGTCAGGAAGAACCTGGAAGGCAAGCGGCCGCAGACCGACGAAGTGATCGTGCAGAGCGCAAAGATCGTGCGCTACGCGATCCGCGCGACGCTGCGCTTCTTCTCCGGCCCGGATCGCGGCGTGGCGCTCGCGGAAGCCCGCAAGCGCACCGCGAAGTTCGCGGCGGACATGCGGCGCATCGGCATGGAAATCACGGTCGACGGCCTGCACGCGGCGATGCGCGTCGCCGGCGTGCAAAAGGTGCTGCTCGACTCGCCCGCCGGCGGCGTGCCCGTGACGCACGAGCAGGCGCCGTACTGCACAGGAATCGAGCTGATCGACGGCGGGGTGGCGGATGACTAGACGGGCAACCTCGCTGCTGCCGCCGAACGCGACCGCGCTCGAGCGCCGGCTCGCGGAGGCGAACGCGCGCATCAGCGACATCCCGGTCGACATCGGCGCGCTGATGGACCCGGACGCGATCCCGCTGCGGTTTCTGCCGTGGCTCGCGTGGCACCTCGGCGTCGAGACGTGGAAGGACTACTGGCCCGAACAGGTGAAGCGCGCGCGCGTGAAAGCGGCAATCCGGATCGCGCGCAAGAAAGGCACGGCTGCGGCCGTGCGCGAAGTGTGCGCATCGTTCGGCGCGAACGTCGCGATGCGCGAGTGGTTCGAGAAGACGCCGAAGGGCCGGCCGGGCACGTTCGAAATTTTGATGACGGTCGGCGCGCGCGACGGCATCCCGGCAACCGCCGAATACGTCGCCGACATCATCGCCGAAGTTGAACGGGCCAAGCGCGGCACCGCGCACTACACGTTCACGCAGGGGTTCGGCGCGACGGGCACGCAGCGCATCGGCGCGGGCGCACGCGCGGCGGTGTATCGCCGCCTGTCCCTCACGGATATCTGACATGGCAGGAATGGTCATCCACATTACCGACGCCGGCCGCGCGGCCTTGGTCGCCGGCGGCAACACCGGCACGGCCGCGCGCCGCGTCGTCGAAATCGGGCTCGGCACCGCGCCGTTCGCGTTCGATCGCGGCATGAAGACGATGCCGAACGAGCGCAAGCGCGTGACGACGTTCGGCGGCGAAAACGTCGCGCCGGACACGGTGCACGTCGTGATCCAGGACGACACGAGCGACCAGTATTCGCTATACGCGTTCGGCCTGTATCTCGACAACGGCGTGCTGTTCGCCGTGTACGTGCAGGACGCGCCGATTCTCGAAAAATCCCCCGCGGCGATGATGCTGCTCGCGACCGATGTCGTTTTCGCGACGATCGACGCAGCCAAGCTCGAGTTCGGGCCGGCGACGTTCCTGAATCCGCCGGCGACGACCGAGCGCAAGGGCGTGGTCGAGCTCGCCACGCAGGCCGAAGTGGACGCCGGCGACGACGACACGCGCGCGATCACGCCGAAGACGGCGAAGCGGCGCTACGCGGCGCTCTCGGGCGCGACGTTCGACGGGCGCGTGCGCGTCGTCGCCGATGTCGACGATCGCGCCGCGCAGCTCGACGTGTCGCCGAAGACGGCCGGCGTCGGCAAGGCCGGCAAGGCGCGCCTGTTCGGCACGTTCGGCGACGCGACGCTGCCCGATCTGAGCCCGCGCCTGGTCGCGACGCTGCGCGCGGGATTCGACGCCGGCGCGTGGGGGCGCGAGTACGTCGACGTTTGCCTGAACGACGGCACGAACAACGATGCGGCGAGCGACGCGAAGCAGAAGCGCGTCGCGCGCTTCGCGTCGGGCGGCCGCGTGCTGATCGGCGAGCGCGCGGACGACGGCAAGACCGCGCTGCAGGTGCGCGGCGGCGTCGACGCATCGGAAGGCGTCGCCGCACGCGCGATCGATGCCGGCGGCGCCGGCGGGCAGTTCCGCGCCGTGTACGACGGCTACGGCGCGTTCATCCGCAACGACGGCCGGAGCGTCTATTTCCTGTCGACACCGAAGGGGGCTCCGGACGGCGGCTTCAATGACTATCGGCCGTTCTCGTGGTCGCTGTCGACAGGGCAGGTGATCGTCGACGGCAGCGGAGCGGGCACGGTCTTCGGCGGCGCCGTGGACGTCGCGCGCGACCTCGAAGTCGGTCGGCAGGCAAGCGAAGGGCATATCAAGCTCGGGCCGGTCGACGGCTACCTCTACGCGAACCCGGTCAGCACCGGTTGGTGGTCGCCGGCGGGATCGTCCTATCAGTACATCTTCGCCGATCACACGTTTCGCATTGACGGGCGGATGGCGTGGCACGAAGGCAACCTCGACCCGCTCGACAAGAGCAAGGGCGGCACGCTGGCCGGCGATGTGTCGTTCGCGCCGGGCAAGCGGCTCGTGCTCGCCGAAGGCAGCCCGGCCGCGCCGTCGCTCACGTTCGCCAACGACGGCGCGCCGGATACCGGCCTCTATCACGCAGCCGACGGCGAGTTCGGCGTGGCCTGCAACGCGCGCGCCGTCGTGCGGTTCTCGTCGTCGCTCGTGGCCTTCGAGCAACCCGTGACCGTGCCGACGCCGCCGGCGGCGGATCGATCGACGCGCGCCGCGACGACGGAATGGGTGCGCACGGTCCTGTCGGCGACGACGATCGGCCAGATTGTCTTCGAGCCGCGCACGACCGTACGGCCGGGCTTCCTCAAGGCGAACGGCGTGCTCGTGAACCGTGCCGACTATCCCGAGCTGTGGGCGTATGCGCAGGCGAGCGGCGCGCTCGTCTCCGATGCGGACTGGATGAAGGATCGGTGGGGCTGTTTCTCGACCGGCGACGGCGCGACGACGTTTCGCCTGCCCGAGCTGCGCGGCGAATTCATTCGTTGCTGGTCCGATGCGCGCGGCGGCGTCGATGCGACGCGCCAAATCGGCGCCTTCCAGGGCGACCAGAACCACACGCACGCACACGGCGCCGCGGCAAGCGAAGCGCCGGACCACGTCCACACCGCGTGGACCGACGTGCAGGGCTGGCACGGCCACCACGGTTGGACGAACGCTGTGGGCGACCACCAGCACGTCTCGCCGTGGGGCGAGCACCCGCAGATGTACAACCCGCCGTGGGGCACGTGGGGCGCCGCCAACAACCGCGGCGCGGAGGGCAGCGACAACGACAACGTGTACGGGATGACGAGCCCGGCCGGCAACCACAACCACGAATTCAACACCGAAGGCAACGGCAATCACGGGCACGCCGTCGGTATCGGCGGCGGTGGCCGGCACGCGCACACGATCGCCGTTCAACCCGACGGCGGCGACGAAGCGCGCCCGCGCAACGTCGCGCTGCTCGCGCTGATTCGCGCCTACTAACCACGAGAGACACGACATGCTGATTCACCACTACGACCCGGCGACGGGCGAATACCTGAGCAGCGGCCAGCCGGACGCCGATCCGCGCAACGACGGCCGCTGGCTGATTCCGGCGTCCGCGACGCTCGACGCCCCGCCGGCGCGCACGCCGACCACGTGGCCGTTTTACCGCGACGGCGCGTGGTTTCTGCTGCCCGACTACCGCGGCCGCGTCTGCTATCGGACGGACACGGGCGAGCCAGTCGAGATCGCGATCGCGGGCAAGACGCCGGCCGACCTCGGCCTGACGACCGAGCCGCGCCCATCCGAGCGGCACGCGTGGCTCGACGGCGCGTGGACCGTGCCGGCCGAGCTGCTCGCGCGCGAGAAGCGCGACGCGGCGATGGCCGAGTTCGAGCGACGGTTGGCGATCGCGCGCCGGGAGAACCTCGGCAAAGCCGACGCGTACGCGGCCGGCCAGCTCGACGACGAGCAGACGTACTACTTCAAAGCCTGGTCGGCCTACCAGATGGCGCTCGTTGCCGCGATCCAGAAAGACACGTTCCCGGACGTGATCGCGTGGCCCGACACGCCCGCGCCGTACGTTCCGCCGCCGCCCGAGCCCGTCGCGCCGGAAGGCGTGCCGCCCGCCGCGCCGGCCGTTGCCGGCGACGCCGCGCGGCCGGAACCCGAACACGCCCCGGCCTGACGCCGGCCGATCATAGGGAATCCTCCCGATTTTTACGTAACAGGAGCTGCACACCATGCCGCAGGATTACCACCACGGCGTACGCGTCATCGAAATCAACGAAGGCGGCCGCCCGATTCGCTCAGTGTCAACAGCCGTGCTCGGCGTCGTCTGCACGGCGGCCGATGCTGACGCGAGCGCGTTTCCGCTCAATACGCCCGTGCTGCTGACGAACGTCGTCGCCGCGCTCGGCAAGGCCGGCAAGAAAGGCACGCTGCGCCGCACGCTCGACGCGATCGGCAAGCAGACGAAGCCGCTGACCGTCGTCGTGCGCGTCGCCGAAGGCAAGGACGCCGACGAGACGACCTCGAACGTCATCGGCACTGTGACGCCGGACGGCAAGTACACGGGCATCAAGGCGCTGCTCGCCGCGCAGGGTGCGCTCGGCGTGAAGCCGCGCATTCTCGCGGCGCCCGGCCTCGATACGCAGCCGGTCGCGGCCGCGCTCGCGGCTACCGCGCAGTCGCTGCGCGCGATGGCCTATGTGTCGGCGTCCGGCTGCAAAACGAAGGAAGAAGCCGCCGCGTACCGCAAGCAGTTCGGCCAACGCGAAATCATGGTGATCTGGCCGGACTGGCTCGGCTGGGACGACACGACGAACTCGACGGCCGTCATCCCGGCGCCGGCGATCGCCGCCGGCTTGCGCGCGAAGATCGACAACGACATCGGCTGGCACAAGACGATTTCGAATGTCGTCGTGAACGGCGTGTCCGGCATCAGCGCCGACGTGTCGTGGGATTTGCAGGACCCGGCGACCGATGCGGGCTACCTGAACGAGCACGAAGTGACGACGCTCGTGAACCGCAACGGCTTCCGGTTCTGGGGCTCGCGCACGTGCTCGGACGATCCGAAGTTCGCATTCGAGAACTACACGCGTACCGCGCAGGTGGCCGCCGATTCGATCGCCGAAGCACAGATGCCCGTCGTCGATGGGCCGCTGAATCCGTCGCTCGCGCGGGATGTCGTGGAGAGCATCAACGGCTGGTTCCGGCAGCAGACCTCGAACGGCTATCTGATGGGCGGCGGCGCCTGGATCGATCCCGAACCGAACACGGCCGACGTGCTCGCGTCCGGCAAGGCGTACATCGATTACGACTTTACGCCCACTCCACCTTTCGAAAACATGGTGCTGCGCCAGCGCATCACCGACCGCTACCTCGCCGATTTCCCGGCGCGTGTCGCGGCCTAACAGGAGTCAAACGCAATGGGTATGCCTCGAAAACTGAAGGGCTTCAACGTCTTTCACAACGGCGCGAACTTCGTGGGCGAAGTCGAAGAGCTCAATCTTCCGAAGCTCAAGCGCAAGATGGAAGCGTGGCAGGGCAGCGGCATGACCGGCCCCGTGAAAATCGACTACGGCAGCGAAGAGCTCCAGCTCGAGTGGACGTGCGGCGGCTTCATGGTCGAAGTGCTCGAACAGTACGGCGCCGTACAGCACGACGGCGTGCTGCTGCGCTTCGCCGGCGGCTATCGTCGCGAGGACAGCAAGAAGCACGACCAGATCGAAGTGGTAGTGAAGGGCCGCCACGAAGAGATCGACATGGGCACTGCGAAGGCGAAGGAAGACACTAAATTCAAGATCACGACCAACGCCAGCTACTACAAGCTGACCGTGAACGGGCGCGACCTCATCGAGCTCGACTTCGTGAACGCGGTCGAGAAGATCAACGGCATGGACCTCGCGTCGGACCTTCGCCGCGCGATGGGCCTGTAATCGACGCCCGCGTCGAGCGCGGGCCAGTCCAATTTCACATCCAACCCAGGAAACACCATGACGACCATCGACACCGCTCACATCGAAACGACGGGCCACGCCGCGCCCGACGAGAACACGCACACGCTCGACACACCGATCGAGCGCGAAGGGCAGACCATTACGCAGGTGACGTTGCGCAAGCCGGCCGCGGGCGCGCTGCGCGGCACGTCGCTCGCCGCACTCGTGAATCTCGATGTCGACGCGCTGCGCAAGGTGTTGCCGCGCATCAGCACGCCGACGCTGACCGAGTTCGACGTGGCCGGCATGGACCCGGCCGACCTCGTGGCGTTGGGGGGCATCTTCGCCGGTTTTTTGATGCCGAAGGCGCTGAAAGCGAGCATGGAGTCCCGGCCCGCGTAGAAGACGCGATGGCCGATATCGCGACGGTGTTTGGCTGGACGCCGCGCGATATGGCCGCCTTCTCCCTGGCCGAATTGATGGACTGGCGCGAGCGCGCCCGGATACGTAGCGGAAACGAGTGACGATGGACAACGCCCTGAAACTGCGCGTGATGTTCGACATGATCGACAACTTCACGAAGCCCCTGAAGAACGTGCTGAACAGCAACAAGGGGCTTGCGCAGGCGCTCAAGCAGACGCGCGGCGAACTCGCCGAGCTCGGCAAGCAGCAGAAGGCCGTCGCCTCGTTCCGCGAGATGCGAACCGGGCTCGTCGGGACTGCGGAGAAGCTCGGCGAAGCGCGAACGCGCGTGAATGGCCTCGCCACTGCGTTGCGTGCGGCCGACCAACCCTCGCGCCAGATGATTGCCGATTTTGAGAAGGCGAAGCAGTCCGCGGCGCGCCTGTCGATCGAGCACGAGAAGCAGTCCGCCCGCGTACGTGAGCTACGCGCGCAGCTCGCGAGCACGGGCATCGACACGCGTCAGCTCGCCGAGCACGAACGCACACTGCGCTCGAACATCGCGCAGACCACGGCGGCAATGCAGGCGCAGACGCGCCAGCTCGAAGCCATGGCCGAGCGCGAGAAGAAGCTCGGCGCGGCGCGCGGCAAGATGCAGGCGCTACAGGGCGTCGCCGGCGGCATGGCGATTGGCGGTTACGCGGCGAAGTCCGCCGGCACCGGCGTTCTCGGCGGTTTGGGCGGCACGTTGGACGAAGCTAAGAAGGCGCAGAACGAAATCGCGCGCATTCAGGCTCTCGGCCTGGGCGAGCAGTCGACGCGGGACGCGGAGAAGTTCGCCCGTAGCATGAAGGTGTACGGTTCGAGCTACACCGACAATCTGACCATGATGCGCGACTCGATGACGATCTTCGCCGACGAGCATCACGCGCAGATGGCCGCGCCGATCCTGTCGCAGATGAAATTCGCGAACGAGGCCATGTACGGCGCCGGGCATGGGGAGGAAAACGAACGCAAGTTCATGAACATGCTCAAGGTGATCGAGCTGCGCAACGGCACGAAAGACGAGGCGACGTTTCGTGACGAGGCGAACCGGGTGCAGAAAGTGATTTCGGCGACCGGCGGCCGCGTCGGGGGCGACCAGTGGATGGAGTTCATCCAACGCGGCGGCGTTGCCGCCAAGTCGCTGTCGAAGGACGCATTCTTCTATCAGATGGAGCCGATCGTTCAGGAGATGCAGGGCGGCACAGCAGGTAACGCGCTGATGTCGGGCTATCAGAATTTGATCGAAGGGCGAACGACGGTACGCGCCACGCGCAAGTTGATGAAGCTCGGCCTGCTGGATGCGAAGAAAGTCGAATACGACAAGAACGGCCACGTGAAGGCGTTCGCGGATGGCGCGCTGCTCAATGCAGAGCAGTACAAATCGTCTCCTTACGAATGGTTGCAGAAGACGCTGCTGCCGGCGCTGGAAAAGAAGGGCATCAAGGGAGACAAGGCAATTCTCAGCGCAATCGGCTCGATCTTCACAAACCGGTCCGCATCGAACCTGTTCGCGACGATGTACTTGCAGCGCGGCCAGATCGCGAAGAACGAGCGTCTGAACAAGGGTGCTGCGGGTATTACCGAACTGGACGCCATTGCGAAACAGCAAACCTCCGGAAAGGAAATCGCCGCGCTCGCGAAGGTAAAAGACCTGAAAGAAGAGATCGGCGAGCGCGTCACGCCGATCTACAACGCCGCGCTCGACAAAACCCGCGAACTGGCCGACAGACTGTTGAAGGCGATTAAGGCGCATCCCGAAGCGACCAAGGCGATTGTTGTTGTCGCCGCCGCGCTCGGCGGGCTACTCGCCGTAATGGGAACCTTCACGATCGTCCTCGCCGGCGTGCTCGGCCCGCTCGCCGTCGTGCGTTTCAGCATGGCGACGCTCGGCATCCAGGGCGGCATCCTGTCGCGCGCGCTCGGCATCGGCGCGGCCGCATGGCGGATGTTCGGCATGGCCGCGATGGGTGCCGGCCGCCTGTTGCTCACGACGCCGATTGGCCTATATGCCGCGGCGTTCGCCGCCGCCGCGCTGCTGATCTACCGCTATTGGGGGCCGATCAAGGCGTTCATCGGGGGCGCGCTCACGGCGATCGGCGATGCACTGGCGCCGATCGGCGTCGCGCTTCGGGGCGCATTGCAGCCGGTCGGTCGCGCGCTAGCGGCGGCAAAACCGCTGTGGAACGGGCTGGGCGGGGCGCTCTCGACGGTGGCCGGCTGGCTCGGCAAGCTGTTCGCGCCGGCGCGCGCGAGCGCCGACGGCCTATCCGCGGCGGCGGCGGCCGGCCGCGGATTCGGTGCGGTGCTCGGCACGGTGTTGCGCGTCGCGCTCGTGCCGCTCACGTGGCTCGGCCGCGCGCTCGGCGGGCTCGCCGGCCTGTTCGTCGAAGCGATGGGCGACGCGCGCGCGGCATTGAACGGCGGGCTCGCCGCGCTCGGCACGCTGATTCTGAACTGGTCGCCGCTCGGCATGTTCTACCGGGCGCTCGCGGGCGTGCTGTCGCTGTTCGGCGTCGAGCTGCCCGCGAAGTTCTCCGAGTTCGGCGGGCACCTAATCGACGGGCTCGTCGGCGGCATCAGCAGCGGACTGGGCAAGGTGAAAGACGCGATTTCGAATATGGCGAACAGCACGGTGGGCTGGTTCAAAGAGAAGCTCGGCATCCATAGCCCGAGCCGTGTATTCGCGCAGCTCGGCGGCTTCGTCGGTGAAGGCGCCGCGCTCGGCATGCAGGGTGAGCAGCAGCGCATCGCGAAAGCGGCGCTCGGCCTTGCAACCGTAGCCGTCGCGTCATTCGGCACGCCGGCGCTCGCGAAGCCGATGCCGCCGCTCGTGCAGGCGACCGTGCCGATCGATCGCCGCGCGCCGCTCGCCGCGCCATCCGCGGCTTCATCGCCGGCCGCACCGGCGTCGCCGATCGTCATCAACATCTACCCGCAGGCCGGGCAGGACCCGCACGCGATCGCACGCGCCGTCGAAGCCGCGCTCGATCGCCGCGAGCGCGCGAAGCAGTCGCGCATCGGCTCGCGCCTGTCGGACTGACGCAACCGGAGTCACGCATGCTCATGTCCCTCGACCAATTCGTTTTCAGCCTGACGAGCGCGCCGTTCCGCGAATTGCAGCGGCGGCGCACGTGGAAGCATCCGACGAGCTCGCGCATCGGCGCGCGCGACGGCCGCCAGTTCGCCGGCGTCGGCGATGACACGATCACGCTGAACGGCCTCGTCGCGCCCGAGACGTTCGGCTCGATCGCGTCGATTCGCGAGCTCGCCGCGATGGCGGACACCGGCGAAGCGTACGTGCTCGTCGACGGCGCCGGCAACGTCTACGGCGCGTACGTAATCGCCGAGCTGAACGAGACGCAGAGCTACCACACCGCGGACGGCACGCCGCGGCGCATCGAGTTCCAGCTCACGATCGAGCGCGTCGACGACGACGTGCTGCGCACGACGCGCGAGAAGAACACGCGCAAGGACAAGCGCTGATGACCACGTCGACGAACGAACGCACCACGAGGGCGGAATTGCAGGACGCGCCGCGCGTCGCGCGCCTGCATCCGCAGCCGGACTACCGCATTTCAGTCGGCGGCCGCGATCTGTCGCGCCTGTTCGCGCCGCGGCTCGTGTCGCTGTCGATTTCGGAATCGCGCTCCGACGAGGCGGACACCATCGATATCGTGCTCGACGACTCGAAAAACGATCTGGACATTCCGAAGCGCGGCGCGACAATCAAGGCGTCGATCGGATGGGCCGGCGAGCCGCTCGTCGACAAGGGCAGCTTCGTTGTGAACGAAGTCGAGCACAGCGGCGCGCCGGACATCATCACCATCCGCGCACGCTCGGCCGCGATGACGAGCGGCATGCAGGAGCGCCGCGAGAAGAGCTGGCATCGACAGACGATCGGCTCGATCGTCCACGCGATCGCCGGGCGCTACTCGCTGGCGCCGATCGTCGGCGACGCACTCGCGAAGGTCCTGATCGCGCACATCGACCAGACGCACGAATCGGACATGTCGTTTCTGACGCGCCTGGCGAAGCGCTATGACGCGGTGATGAACGTGAAGGATCTACGCTTGCTGTTCATGCCGATCGGCACCGGCCAGACGGCGAGCGGAAAGCAGCTCGACGTGCTCGAACTGACGCGCGCGAGCGGCGACAGTCATCGTTACCACGTGTCCGAACGCGAGAACTACGCGGCCGTGCGCGCGCACTACCATTCGACCGGCCGCGCGAAGCGGAAGTCGGTCATCGTCGGCGGTGAGAACAACAAGAACGTGAAGGTGCTGCCGGAAGATTACGCAACGGAGGCGGAAGCGCGCGCGGCCGCGCAAGCCGAGTTCAAGCGGATGCAGCGCAGCCAGGCGACGATGAGCTACACGCTCGCGCGCGGCCGCGCCGAGCTGTTCCCGGAGATGCCCGTGACCGTGTCAGGCTTCAAACCGGAAATCGACGAGACGCCGTGGCTTGTGAAGAAGGCAACGCACACGATCGGCGACGTTGGATTCACGACCGCGCTCGAGCTCGAAATGCGGGACGATCCGACGACGGAGCGGCACCGGTCGCATTTTCGCAGGAATAGCAGATAGCTTTTAAATTGATGCCTACCAAAATTGGTAGCCTCATCGCGAACCACATCGAATAATATTAATTTTGTTTCAAACCAACCTTTGAATAGGCAAGGGGAAATCATGGACAAACAATTCAATCGCATCGAGAATACAACCACACTGATTGTTAACTCATACAAAATAGATGCACCCGGAGTGGGCAATGCGAACGAAGGCTTCTTATCATCTAGAATAGTGCACAATTTCCCCTTCGCCGTCGAAATTTTGGCACCCATGGCTATCGTTGGCTATCCGACATATAGTGAATACAAGGAATTTGCACATGATCTGTTTAAGCCATCGACGTTGCGAGGCGGCTACAAATATCAACGCGCATATCGTTTCTCTAATGGTGCACGCTTCAGCAGCTACCACAATATCGAGTATGACGCTGTGAAGAATCGACTTCACGGCGTATTTTCAACGGTCAATTTTCCCGAGGAAAAATTCAGGGGGGATTGGAGAGTTCAAGACCTGCTAGAAATTTTTATTCCACATACACCTGGCATGATCAAAAGCGTCATGGCAGTTGAGTGGCGGGACGACGGACAGCGCCTTCATGCAATAATCGAGTCAGAATATTACTTTAACCATAACGAGACATTGCCGGGACTTCATAGTCGCCACGTCAAATTCGCGAACGAGCACCAGCCCGGCGAATACATTCAATCGGAAAAAATCACCGTCCAAAGTGTCGGGCACTTCGACTTTGGAACACCCGTAAACATGTTCCTCAGCGGTGGTACGCAAAATAGCGCTCCCTGATCAAGCCAATTAGATCATCCACGAAATCTATATTTGTCAATTACTTGCCGTATGCAGAATATACTTCCTGCATACGGCGCTCAGCTTAATTACAAACCGAGTTGAGCGAGGTTGTTGCTACGTACTCACATTTTTGTAGGCACCGCGAGTCGATCCGGTAATCCAACTGCTCTGTATTCAGCAATCTGAGCAGCGCGCAATTGCGGCGCGGGCATTACGGAGCTCGGTCATCGCCGCGAGCGCACTTTCGAGTACGAGGCCAACTGAATCGATCGCACTATCAATCGCTGCGGTAGCATCATGACGATTGCGGCGTTCATCACGACAGCGCGCCGCGATCGCGACGAGCCCGCGAGCATCGACCAACCGATCCGCGTTCATCGCCACGCCGGCCGGGTTGTTGTCGCAGTTGATGTTGCTTTGCATTTTCTTGGGTCTCCCAACGTACACTTTCACCACACGGCGCGGCCCGGCGCGATGATGTCGCCTCGGAATAGGACGCGCCCCAACTTCGCGGAACCCCGTGGGTTCCGCGATCGGGACGGCCCTTCGTCCCGATATTTCAATTCGATCGTAAGACGAAAAAGCTGGAAGAAAAGCACTCGGTCGTGCTCATCTGCGCGTGCGACTACAACAATTGGGCGATGTACTGCTTCGCGCGCATCGCTATTTCTTTGTGGATTTCGCCGCCCGCTCAAGACGCAGTCGCTCGAGCTCAGCCATCGCACGATCGACGTTTTCCGCAGTGCGTTGATTGAGAGCAGCACGGCGGTTCTCTGGCAAGCGCTTAGCCCGACGAGCACTCGGAGCGGCGGCCATGGCGCCTGAATCCACGCAGTTCGCCAAGAAAGCATGAAGCGCCGCTTTGCCAGAGTCGTTGAGAAGCCGATATAGGTCGAGCAACTCCGACTCATCGCTAGCGACACCACCGCCGACATTCGATGCCGCCGATTCCGCAAATCTGATCCGCTCCCCCGTGAGCACATAGAAGATGTCGACACCGAGCTCACGAACCGCGAGCAAATAGTTCGCGTCCGGCGACCGCTCGTCTGCCTCGTACGCCGATTGCGATCGCCGAGAAACTCCGCCGACGGCCGCAAACTCATCCTGACTGAGACCGATTCGCAAGCGCTCGTCTCGCAAGCGACTCCCGACTTGTGCCATAAATTTCCCATTAATAATTGACGAGTCGTTTTTTGCTCATTACACTAGCCTTACCGTAACGCAAGACTAACGACGAAAGTATACAGACCATGACCACCGCCAAAGGCCCGCGCCGCTCGCCGCGCGGCACCCTGTCGGACAAGCCCGTATACGTCGGGCTGACGCCCAGCGAGCGTGACGAGCTCGAACAGCTCGCCGCGCAGCGCAACCGATCGATTTCCAGCATGGCACGCGAGCTTATCCGCATCGGCACTCGCCATATTCGCGCGCTCCCCACGCCGCGTTCTCGTACCGCGCGCCATTGAATTGAGGAGCCCGCATGTACCCCGATCCAAAGCGCGTCCGCAACAACAAGCACACCGTCCGATTCGACGATTACGAAGAAGCCGTCCTGACGGCACTCGCGAACTATCAGGGCGAGCAGCTCGCCGTGATGATTCGGGAGATCGTCATGCGCGAAGCAACCGCTGTACTCGCCGACCGCAACCATTCGATTTTGACCCGCGCTGGCGCCTGATTGAAGGCACCGAAACGCCAACAATGAGTAGCTCCTACGATGCCCGAAACCAGCACGGACATTTCTTTCTCGGATACCGAGCTCGACGTGCTGGAACGCGTGCGCCAGCTTCACGGCCTGCCGTCAATCGAGGCAACCGCCGAGTGGCTCGCGAAAAGACGCCTACGCCGCACGGCAACGCAAATGAACGGACGCGGCCGCGCCCTGTATCTCGTCCGGAGTAAGCCGACATGCGAATCCTGAACCGCTGCCCTCACTGCCGCACGCGTGCCACCGCGCGCAGCAGCCGCGAAATGTCGCTGACCTTCCGCGAAGTCACGTATCAGTGCAACAACCCGGAATGCGGTCACACCTACGTCGTCAACATGGAATTCGCACGCACGCTGTCGCCGTCCGCAACCCCGAATCTCTCGCTGAATCTGCCGCTCTCGCCACACGTGCGCGAGCGCCTCGAGCAACAGCTCGAGTTGCCGGTCTAGTCGCTTAACCGCTTCCCCGTTTCCCCTCGCATCGTGCCATTGCGGCGCGAGGGGCTCTTTTTACCTAATGAAAAGGAGTACTGAATGGCCTTCGTCGCTTCTGCCCCTCTCGTCCTGCCGTTCAACGCCATCGACCTTCCACTCGAGAAACGCCGCGAATACCTACGGAAGCTCTGGAACGCCGACGTCGACGCCATCGTGTTTCTCGGCGCCGCCCGCAAGCTCGGCTACGCGCTCGGCGGCCGCTGGGATGCCGCGACCGACATGCCGGCGCTCGTTCCGACCATCCGGCTTCTGCACTGATCACGATGCGCGCGCCTCTCTCCGAGCTCGAGCTGCGCGCGGCCTGGTCGCGCCTGCGCATGGTCGGCGACTTCGACATGGCTCCGCCCGCGGTTCGCCTTGTCGTCGAATCCGCGGCGCGAGCGATGCAGAGCCGCGAATACGTCCGCTTGCGGTGCAGCTTCGACGCGAAACGCTGCGCGGCAAATGACACCAACGACTGACCCATCTGCGCCGGCCGCCGGCGCATACATGAGGAACCACACGATGAAGCCCTACGTTTTCGGTGTCGGCGTACTGCTGATGCTCTCTTTTTCACTCACGGGCATTCACTGCCTGACCGCCGACGTGCTGCGCCTGTTCGATGTACGCCACGCACGCACCATCGCGTTCGCGGTCGGCGTCGCCGCATTGGTCGCCCTGGTCGCGGCGTTGGCCTGGTCCGTTCCGCCGCGGAGGTAAGCCATGACGCTCACGGAATTCTTCGCCGAGATCGGCAACGACCACCTGCGCTTCCAGCTCCTCGAACAGTCCATGACGGACATCCGCGCCATGCGGCGGGGAACGCTCGTCTCGTTCGCAACCGACGCGATCACGACGGCCGAAGCAGCGCTCGGCGCGGGCCGTGTGGGCTTGATCGTATGGGCTGATCGCGCCGCATACGAACGCGCGGCGACCAAAGCCAATCAAGCCAAGCCCACATAGCGCCGCGCCGGCCGCCGTCGACGAGCTCGAGGCGATCCGATCATGCGCTGTCGCGCTGCATCGCCCGATAGCGCATCCACTTTCACGCCGCGCGCACTCCCCGATGCCTCGGGGCGCGGCGCTTTTCCGGGGCGGTCCGCACGACGCCCCGGCTTTTTCGAGGGTGACATGAACCTGTTTGCTGAACCCCTACCGTCGGACGACATGGATGCGGACATCCGCTATCGGCGCGCCTGCCGCTACGTGACGTTCGATCAAATCGCAGAACTACGAGCGCTGAAACGTCACGGGTACTTCCCGTGGTCGCACGCTGCTTTGTGTATCGATGTCTGCTCGCGCCTGAATGCGCTTGGCGGCCTCGCCGGGGAGTGGTGAGCATGACGGCCGCATCGATCCGCTACGAGCTCATGACGACCGCCGGCCTTCGCACCGTGATCGGCGATCACGTCGTGATTCCGAACGACGCCGGCGCAACCTTCGGCATTCACATGGAGCGTCACGCGCCGCACGGCCACCCCGAAAAGTGGGCTGTCACGCATCTTGCGTCCGGCATGGCGGCCGGCGTCGGCCCGACGCGCGACGCCGCGATCGCCCACGCGGCCGCAAACCTCGAGCGCAACAAACGCCGGCTGCGCGACATGCTCGATGAAGCCATGACGGCACGCGCCGATCTGCAAATCGCCGTGCATCGAATCCAACAGAACGAACACGCCATCCTCGGGAGGATTCCCGCATGAACCACGATCCGAACCGCGCGCCGCACGACATCGCGCTCGCCTCCGCAATCGCCGCGGCCGCCGGCACGCTGCGCTTCGACAACAAGCCGGGCAGCCTTCAACGGCAATGCATGCTCGGCCTGTTCGTCGCCGCGCTCAGCGGCCGCCTCGCCCTCGCCTTCCCCGAATCCGCCGCGGCGTTGCACGCCGTCGTGTTCAGCCCGGCCACGACCGGCAACCCCACCGACCGCACACCGCAGCAACCCAAGTAGCAGACACAGAAATGGCCACGATCGACGAACTGAAACAACGAATCGACCTGCACGACCTCGCCGACCGCCTCGGCCTCAAGCGCGGCCGCGGCGGCGACAAGGCGCTCTATCACTCGCCGCAGCACGAGGACAAGAGCCCGTCCCTGTCGATCTACGTGAACCACCCGAAGCACGGCACCGGCTGGCGCGATCACAGCGCCGATGCCGGCGGCTCGTGCATCGACCTGGTGATCCACGCGCGCGGCGGCACGGTCGCCGACGCGGTGCGCTACCTGCACGACGCCTACGGCATCCCGCTCGATCGACCGGCGCCGGCGGAGCGCCGCGAGAAGTCGACCGTCGAATACATCGCCGACCGCTGCCTCGCCGAGCGCGACCGCGTGCGCGAATACCTCGGCGGCCGCGGCATTTCGGCCGCGGCAATCGACGCCGCGTTCGCCGCGCGCTCGCTCGGCTTCAACACGTGGACGAGCTCGAAAGTCGCCGCCGGCGAAGTCGGGCACGCCGGCCCGGCCGCCGCATTCATCGTGCGCGAGCCGGCGGACGGCCGTGTCGTCGCCGTCGACATGCGCTATGTCGACCCGGCGCTCAATGGCGGCGTCAAGACGCAGACACAGGGCGACAAGGCCGGCTACGGCTGGACCGCCGACGCCCGGCGTCTCGACAAGGCGAAGCGCGTATTCATCGTCGAAAGCGCAATCAATGCGCTGTCGATCGACACCTGCGCGATGCCCGGCGCTGCGGCGCTCGCGCTGCGCGGCCTCGCCAATGTCGACGCGATCGACTTCTCGTCGCTGCGCGGTAAGCAAGTCGTGATCTGCCTCGACAACGACGAGCCGTTCGCGGACGGCCATCCGCGCGCCGGCCACCGTCCCGGCCCGGAAGCCGCGTGGGCGCTCTACGAGCGTCTCGCGGGCCTCAACATCAGCGCCGTACTCGTCGACCAAGCCGGCTGGCTCGCCGATCTGGCGGACGGCGAAACGAAGCAGCAGCCGGTCAACGACGTGAACGACTACCTGCAACTGCGCGGCCCGGCCGATCTGGCGCGCGCGCTCGAGCAGCTCGAGCCGTGGCTCATTGCCGGCCTGGCTGGCGACGCGTCGCGCCGCGGCCGACCCCGCATCTTTCTGCCGTCGCACGACTTCGCGCAGTACTGGCGCTTCCGCACGCGCCCCGACTTCACGAGCTACATCACGAAGATGGACCGCAACGAGGAATCCGGCGTCGAGACGCCCGTCATGACGGACCTGTGCGGCTTTCGCATCGCCGGCATCAGCCGCGTATCGGTCGCGAGCGCGACGTCGACGATGACGGGCGACGCCGACCAGGCGCCGACCGTCTACTTCGCCGTGTCGGTGCAGACGCCGCGGCATGGCGCGCAGCTCGTCCGCCGCGTGATGCTCGACGACCAGCTCCACAACGTCGACCAGTGGGGCAAGTTCGGCCCGATCTGGGCACCGGCGCCGTTCAAGCGCATGGTCAACATCCTCGAGCGCGGCGCCGACCTCGGCGCGCGCCAGGCCGCGAACTTCGTCGGGCTTGCATGGCGCGACGGCCGCCTGATCGTCAACGAGGGGCCGGACTGCTACTTCACCGAAGCCGACAAGCAGTGCCCGTATCACAACCTGACGTTCCCGAGCGGCTCGACCAGCGACGCACGCCGCGTCATCACGGCCTACCAGACGACATTCAAGCAGAACGCAGCGACCATTCCGCTCGTGTGGGCGCTCGGCGGGCACCTGAAGGCGCTGCTCGGCTTCTGGCCGCACATCACGATCCAGGCAAACAAGGGCGCCGGCAAGTCGACGCTCATCAAGCGCCTCGAGCGCTCGCTCGCGTTCACGATGTTCTCCGGGCAATCGCTGCAAACCGAATTCCGGCTGCTCACGAGTATCAGTCATACGAGCCACCCGGTCGGATGGGAAGAGCTGTCCGCGCGTCGACAGGACGTGATCGACAAGGCGGTCGGGCTGTTGCAGGAGAACTACCAGTACACCGTGACGCGCCGCGGCACCGACATGACGGAATACCTGTTGTGCGCGCCCGTGATGCTGGCCGGCGAGGATGTGCCCGTACGAAGCCTGCTCGGCAAGCTCGTGCGCACGACGCTGACCGGCAAGCGCGGCCCGCTGCTGCCCGACGATCTGCCGCGCTTCCCGGTTCGGCAGTGGCTCGAGTATCTGGCGGGCCTCGATAAGCGCGCCGTGCTCGAGCATTACGCGACACTGCGCGACAAGGCACTTGCGAAATGCATTGCGAGCGGCGCTGATGATGGCGCGAACCGTATGGCCGCCAACTACGCCGCCGTCGCCCTCGCCTGGCGCTATCTGTGCGAATTCGCCGGCATGGACCCGAGCGAGGGCGGTTTTCCGCACGACCTGCTCGCGGAAATGAACAGCCACGTCGCCGAGACGAGCGCCGATCGCGAGCCGTGGGTCTGGATCATGGAAACCGTGCTGTCGGAGATCGACGGCGGCAACTACAAGCACCCGTACACCTTCGATACGGTCGACGGCGAATTCTGCCTGCTGCTGCGCACAGGCCACGTGATGGACCACCTCGCGCACACGAGCGCGCTGCGCGACAAATGGAACGGCCTGCCCGTGAAGTCGGACCGCGTGTTCAAGACGCAGCTCAAGCACGCCGGCGTCGTGGTCGGCGAAAAGGAAGTCGAGCGGCGCATCTACACCCGCCGCGTGCCCTACCTCACGCCCGTCTCGCTCGAGCGCCTCGCCGCGTTCGGCCTCCACGTATCGGTACGCGAAGACTTGGCGACCGACGCACTCCAGCGGAGCCACGCATGACGCCTTCTCAGCCGTCGCGGCCGCCGGGCGGCCGTGCCCCTTCTCCCGTTCTTTCCGGCCGCGTAGCGGCCCTGGAATCGGGTTTCCGCCGCGTGCGCCGATGCGCGCAGCAGTCGGCGCACGCCGACCCGCAGCCGCCGCTTCAGTCGCGTCCCCCCGTTCCCCCCGCGAGTCGAAACGGCCGGGAAACAGCGCGAGCCGAGAGGAAGCGGGGCAGCGCCGGCGGATTTTTCCACAGCGACCGGGCAGGCAGCGCACGCGAATCGTGGATTTCGATGGCGTCCGCTCGTAAGTCCTTGATTGTTGAGAAGAGTGCCGCCACGTGTCACCCCGCATTTGCCACTAGTCGAGCCGCTTTTGCCATCAGTCCGGTTTTGGCGCGGGCCGCCGCCGTCCTTCTCTCTTCTCTCTCTATTTCATTGAAAAAGAAGGAGAAAGAAAGCGAGGAAGGGCAAGGCATAGGCCGGAACGGACTGCCACGAGTTACAGGCGTTTTGCCATCAGTTACGGACGCTGCCTATTTTTTAGGCCACGAGTTTTTGAGGGTCGCCATGCCTGAATGGTGGCAATTGATGGCAGACGAATATGTTTTGAATCAAACAGTTACCCATAAAAACGACCTCAAACCATCATTCCATGAGTTGCGCTGCGTGTATCCCTTCCACGCGGGCCTGAACGTGAGGCGCTCAAGATGCGAACGATGAATCTGGAAGAAGCGGCAGCGTGGTTGTTCACGACGCCCGAAACCGTGTCCGAATGCATCCGCCGCCACGGACTGCCGGCCGCAAAGATCGGTCGAGCGTGGGTTCTCGTGGATGTCGACGTGATAGATTGGCTCAGACAGCAATACGAAAAAACAGGTGGGAAATGCGGTTCTACAAGCGACAAAAAAATGGCCCTTGGTGGTTCGACCTCAGCATCGACGGCTCGCGAATTAGACAATCTTCTGGCACCTCGGACCGTAGGGCGGCGGAAGAACTTGCCGCCAAGGTTGCGAGCGATTACTGGCGGCAAAAAAAGCTCGGCGAGCGGCCGACCGTAACGTGGGACGCGGCGGTCGTGCATTGGCTCAAGCAGAACCAGCATCAGCGCTCGCTGGAGACCACCAAACAGCGCCTGCGCTGGCTAACGGATCAACTGAAGGGAGAGAACGTCCGCAACATCGATCGCGAACGCATCCAGGCGCTGATCGAGACGAAGGCGGCCGAGAAGTACCGCGGTAGTCCGGTAGCAGGCGCGACGGTGAACCGGCACATGGCCGCGCTCTCGGTCATCCTGCATCACTGCCACGCGGAGGGGTGGATCGACGCGGTTCCCCCGATTCGCAAGCTGCGGGAGAACAGCGCACGCCTGACCTGGCTTACCCGCGCGCAAGCGCAACGGCTACTGGAAGAACTGCCGACGCACCTGCGACAGATGGCGCGGTTTGCGTTGGCGACGGGGCTGCGCGAATCGAACGTGCGACTGCTGGAATGGGCGCAGGTCGATCGAGAGCGGGCGCTGGCGTGGATTCATGCCGACCAGGCCAAAGCCGGCAAGGTGATTTCCGTGCCGCTGAACGAGGACGCGTTGGGCGTGCTGCGCGAGCAGCAGGGGCAGCACAAGCGCTACGTGTTCGTGTACAAGGGGGCACCCATCGGCCGCATCTACAACCACGCATGGCAAAAGGCATGCGTGCGAGCGGGCCTGTCAGGGTTGCGCTTTCATGATCTGCGGCACACGTGGGCGAGCTGGCACGTTCAGGCCGGCACGCCTCTGCCAATCCTTCAGCAGCTCGGAGGATGGGCCAGCTATCAGATGGTGCTGCGCTACGCGCACCTCGGGCGGGACCACGTGGCGGCCTACGCGGACAACATCGGCACACTGCGGCACAAATCTGGCACACCGCCAGAAATAGAAAAGGGTTCCGATTGCTCGGAACCCTTGTCAAATCTGGTGGCCTGGGGCGGAATCGAACCACCGACACGCGGATTTTCAATCCGCTGCTCTACCAACTGA